GTCAGATTATTAATAATGTCTAGAACACCACCTCTTAATTCTTGTTGCCCATAGTAAGATTTAAGAAAACTACCAAATAACTGATAATCTTCTACAATAAAATTGGGTAACTGATTTTCAATCAGAAACGATATATTTCTAGACTTTAAGTTCATTCTGCAACAGCACTAAAGTTGGATTTTGAGATATCAACATCAAGATAAACTTCACGCATAGCATTTACATCCTTAGATGCAGGTTCTACACGAATTTCAATTTTGTTATCAGAATAACTACCTGAGATAATGGTTAAGTTGTACAGTTTAATTTCACCTTTAGCATAATCTATCTCACCGACTTCTTTTTGTACGTATACCTTCTCACCAGTTAGAGAATTCAGTCTATATAGGTCAATTTTACCAAATGTATCGTCTTCCAAATACACAGTAAATGTTGGGTATTCAGAAACAACAAATCCAGTAGACTTCATGACTGAATTATCACAAGAATCTTTAAACTCATTTAAAAAACACAACTCATAATAGAAAGTGGAGTTGAGTGTTGGGTAAAAGTCTTTTCTTAATGTAACATTTGTTACATTTGATGTAATTGAAGGATCTGCACCATCAATCACTGCAGCATACTTAGAATGACGGAATCTACCATCAAATTTTTCAGTTTGACTAGATGCAGTATACTCATCAACTGCAGTTGTAACCTTTTTGCTAATCTCAGCTTTAGTCTCAGTAGTCTTAGAAGATTTATAACTTATAACAGAGTCAAGTTCAATGAATAGAATAGAAGGATCAATTATTTCAGGTGTAACTGATGCTATTGTGTAGTCTTTTAGTTTTTTAATAATTTCTTGTTTTGTAAAGGAAGATATGTTATTTCCGACTCGTGGTTTGATAGCAATCTTAACTTTACCAAACTCAGGTGGATCATCTTGCTCTCCACCAAATGTAATGATGTCTGAAGTTGCTGGATATACCTTTCTAACAATAGATGCGTAATCATCGCTTGTGACTGCCCTGTCTTGGGCAGCAAACGTTTTAGGAGCAGAATACTTAATAGAAGACACAGACTCAATCTCAGCGCCTCCCTGTGCTGCTACAGAAGTTGTTACGGTTGGAGTGAACTGAAATTGTGCTCCTGACTTAGTTGTTAAAATACCAGAGAATGAAAATGTTTTAGCGCCGTTTGCATCTTCACCATCAGTCACAACATAAGTAACTTCTACAAAATTATTGTGTTCTAATTTTTTACCATATACTCCATCACCAAAGAACAACTCATATTGTTCATCAAGACCTTCTTCAACAAAAAAGACTTCTGAATTTCCGTCCAAGTCTAAAATGTTCTCTGCAACATCATATGTGTTATATGATGTGCTACTCTCTGTTTCATATACTCTAACTCTGATTGTAGATGTATCAAGACCAGTATTATTAAGAATAAACCTCTGTTTTTTAAGTCCAGTATTAATTGTAAACGATTGCTTGATTAAAGTTCCTTCATAAGCATCAAGTATACCAAAATTAGCAAGATTACCACTAACAGGTGCTTCATGATCATCAATAACTACAAACTGGTAGATAGCATCGTCAAATGCTGTACTAAAACCAGTTCCTCTTTTTAGTACAACTGTACTAGGTGCTGTTCCCCCTCCTTGATATGTTAAAGAGAAATCTAACTTAGCAACAGGTGCAGTAGTAGACCTAGGTCGATATCCAATCTGCTTCGCTAGTGATATTACATTGTCCCTCAGAGATGCAGAGTCCAAGAACATCTCATTGATCACCATGTTCGTATTGAACGCAGTGTAATAGGTATTGTATGCTAGTACATCCAGCATTGTGTTTAGAGTTGATCCTTCAAAGTCGTAATCAGTGAAATCACTGTTCGCTCTAAGATAGTCAACTAGAGATGATTTGATGTCTGCGAAGTCTAAATTCGCAAGTTGAGTATAAGGCATTACTGACTACGATTTAAAAAGAATTCAATAGATATTGGTGGTATATCAGCACGACTCAAAACTTGAAAATCAAGTCGCACGTCAAAACCATTAGATTCAAGATTAGGTTCGACTAAAAGAGTTTCTATACTAACTCTTGGTTCGTAAGTATCTATCGTCTTAGATATATTATCTTTAATACTACCAGCAGTACCAAAATCTAAAGGTTCAAACAAATGACTCTTAAGATCAGACCCATATTCACGATCATATATCCTTTCGCCTTTTTGCGTTAGGAGTAAATTTAAAATTGCCTGTTTTACCGCAGCATCTTCCTTCTTTACCAAAAGGTCGTCTGTGACTTTGTTTTTGGCGAAAGAAAGAGAAAGATCTTTAAATGGTACGGTAGAAGGCATTAAGTGATTGCTAGTATCACTTTATTTAGCGTCATTC